GCCGGCGGCCCTGGGCTCGCTCGGCGGCGCGGCTATCGGCGGCGTCCGGCGGCATGTCGGCCATCAGTAGGCAGCCGCCATCACGGAGCGCAATGGCATCGGTTGATAAACCCCATGCCTTGAGGCTGTTGCCTTCGCCGTCCACGTCCCCCCGAGCGTCCAGGAGACCCCGCTGCACGCCGCGAAGCTCGTAGCGGCTGAGCACCCCAGCGAAGGCGGAGACACCATCACGGAAGAAGGATGGGTAGGAGCTGCGCTGCACGCGGGCCTTGTAGGCCGCCATGGGCTCGCCGGCCTCCTTCAGGAGGTGCCGCTTTTTCGCCTCACCCCGCAGCAAATCCCAGCAGTCAGCAACCAGATCAAGGTCGCCCAGCACCTCGCGCAGGCTGGGGTGATGGAACGAAGGCAGATCGCCCTTGGTCGTCGGATGGCTGATCTGCTGCTGCTGCACCGCTGCCTATGCCTTCTGGGAGCAGTTTTCCCGCTCTGGCTGGGGTCAGGGTTGGGGCGGGTGCAGGGGCAAGCGCTCGTCACCCGGCCCAATGCGGTACTCACACTCGAAAGCGATGATCGGCGGCGGCTCCATCCCTCGCCGGCCACCTGGAGCGGTTCGTCGCAGGCAGTCGTTGCACCCATCGCGCCAGTGCCATTCGCCATCCTCAAAGCTGCCGTCTCCAGGGCAGCGGCGAATGTGTGCCGGGAGGGTGGTCACGGCTGGCCCCCATCCCGACAGGCATCGAACAACCCCAACTGCTCCGCCGCCTGCAGGATCTCCCGAGGCTCCGTGACACGCCTGCGGGCCCCGTCCGTGGCGCCGGCCACGGGCACCATCAGGGATGGCGGCTGCCGCTCCTCGTGGGGCTTCAGGCGTTCACCGCGGATGATGCCCTCAGCGTGCCGCAGGAACTGCCCATGAGGCATGCGGGCAAGCTGCCGCCGGGGCTTTATCTCCCAGGCCTGCTCCAGCATCAGCCGATCCGCCCACCGCAGGGCGGCATGGGCCTCGTCGGCGACCCGCAGGGCGTCATTCAGCTCGTCGTAAGCCTCGATCTCGTCCCACGGGTCGGGTTCGTAGTCGTGGCGGCCCTCGCGCTCAGCCTGATGGCTCTCGTGATCCAGGCTGCGGGTTGCGCCCTGGGCCTCCAGGATCTCCCTGACCTCGGCCGCCTCCAGCCCGGTGGCCTCCACCACGGCCGAGAGGGTGGCGCCATCGGCCACCATGCGCCGCACCACCGGGGCCTTGTCGCGCCAGCGATCGGGGAACTTCACGCCGCTGCTGTGGCCCTTGTCCCGCAGCCACTGGGCCATGGCGCCGCGGATGAAGGGCACCACGCAGGTGCTCAGCCGGTTCCCCGTGGAGGGGTCGTAACGGCGGCAGCCGTTCAGCAGCCCCCGGACCGCGACCATGTGCAGGTCGTCAAACGGCATCTGCGTTTGCCGCGCCAGCCGGTTGGCCATGGCCGTGGCGAGCTTCAGGTTGTCGATGGCCAACTGCTCGGACGTTGCCGTAGGCGGCGGAAAGCTCCCCAGTCGATCCAGATCAGGACACGGGCCGGCCTCGGCGCGGATCTTCGCGCCCTTGACGTGGGCCAAGCGGCCGACCCTTGAGCCGGTCCGATGTGTGGTAGCCATCACCGGCAAGTTTAGCCCGCTTTCGCTGCCATTATCGGGCCACCTGTCACCCCTGCGCTTGGCGCCGCCTGGGGCCTTGGCCGGGTGGTCAGGCGCCATGGCCATAGCTGACGGTGCCAAAGCTGATGGGGCCGGAGCCGGAGAGGAAGATCAGGAGCTGACTCGTGCTGTCCACGATGTCATCGAAGGGTGCCGCGGGGAACTGCACAAGCTGATCCCGGACCTTGTTGCTCCAGGGGGCAGAGCGAGGCAGGAAGACTCTCCCGTTGTTGAACTCCACGCTGGCGGCATTGGCGCGGGATTCCTTGCCGCCCATGTCACCCACTCCGGCGGCCACCACCTCATAGCCGTGGGCGGCCTGCGTGAGGGTCTTGATCACCGCAGCGCCGTTGGCCTTTTTCTCGATCACCAACTGCCCAAACCTGTGCCGTAGGTGCATGGAGCGGATCATGCTCACGGTGGCCGGGAAGTCGAGGCGTTCATCCACCAAGTCCAAGAGCCAGGCACCTTGCGGGCTTTGGCCCCATAGCGTCATCGCCACCATGTCACTGCCGGCGGTGTCGTCAAAAGTGGCATCTACTGACAGGATCTTGCGGATGAAGCCTGCAGGCAGATCGGGATCGCCTGCCTGGCCTGGCCAAGCCGGGCAGCCGTAGAACCGCATCCGATCCAAGAAAAACACCGTGCCCTTGCCAGCGCTCGGGCGCTGCTGGTAGATCGATTCCCAGTCCCGGTCGGGGATGTTGGCCCGCTTGCGCTTGATCCACCGCTCGTTGAAGCGCTCAGGATCCAGCGCCTCCCCCGGCTGCCGGTTATCGGCCTCGCGGGTGACTGTGGCCGGCAAAGGCTTGATGTCGTTGGCCGGCACCGCCTCGATCGGGAGGCTGACCACGTGCCAGCGCTCGCAGTCGTCCTCCAGGCCCTCCTTCTCCAGCTCCAGGTTCTTGCTGAGCAGGTAGCCGATCAGGTCGGCCTCGTGCCAGCGCGTGTGAACCACCACCACGCTGTTGTTGGGCTCCTCACGGGTGGAGAGCACCGAATCCCACCAGTTGTGAACCTGCCGGCGGAACGCGGCGCTCTCGGCCTCTTCGCGGCCCTTGATCGGGTCATCAATGAACAACCAGTGGCCGGGCTTGCCGGTGCCCTTGCCGATGCCTGCGGTCCAGATCGAGCCGATCCCATCGGCCGTGGCCCACTCCTCCTTGCCGGCCTTGCTGGCGCTCAGTACGCCACCGCTGGTGGCGAAGTAATCGCGGGCGGCCTCGCTGAAGCCCACCGCCAGGTCTTGAGACTGGCAGCAGATACCGCCGGAGCGATCGGGGAACCGCCGCAGGCAGTAGCCCGGCAGGAATCGGCTGAAGATCGTGGATTTCCAGTGCCTGGGGGGCAGCTCTACCATCAGGCGCCTCAGGTCGCCATCGGCCACCCGCTGCGCCAGATCAATCAGCCGCAGGGTGTGGCGCGTGAAGGGAAACCGCGGGTAGGCGTCGGCGATGTACTCGCGAAAGCTCTTGGTGTAGGGCTCCACTGCCGCCGGGATGGCCCCCTCTGCCGCCCGTGCCGACTGCACCTCCTGCCAGGCGGGGAAGCCCCGGTAGGCGTGCGCGGCGCCGTGGTGGAGGAGGTTCAGGGGCATCAGGGGGTGATGGGCGGAGGGTTAGCTTCAGCGTGTTAACAGAATCAACGCGGCCCATGCCCCGCTGAAAACATGCCACGAATACGGCCACCACGGGGCTCTGTAATAGATGCGCCCGATCATGTTAATCCCATTCCAGGCCCCTAAAACAGCCATCGCCCAGAGGAGTGCTGTTGTCATTGTTTCGGTCATGGTTCAGCAGCTAGGGGGTGATAGTGTTGTGGCTCACTGAAGTCACCGTATAGGAGCCGTTGAGGTGTTCATTGGGGCCGTTAATTCCTATCACTGTGATGGTATCATCTGGTAGCACTTCCAGGACGCACCGGCACATCGGGTGCTTAGGTGGAGGTGGCGTGTTCGCCCTGATCGTCAGCGGCGCGGGCCAGAAGCCGTGGCGCCAGAACTCAGCCGGAAGGTCCCAGCGCTGCTGGCGGCCCCTGGCCATTCGCAAGATTGCGCCCACGATGCGGCTCTTGCCGTGGCGGATCACCTCCCCCGTCTCTGGGTTGCAGGCCACCACGCCGCTGATCCTGCGGCCCGTGCGGTCGTAGACAGTGGCGCCGTTGGGGTACTGCTGGCGGAAGGCGGGGGTGTTGGCGTCAAGCATGGTCGGTCATCGGTGGTGGTGGTGATAAAGGGGCAGAGCATTAAGTATCAGTATGATCAAACTCTCGCCAATGCCATCCCTGCCGCCTGCCCCTGATATTTCCCATCCCCATAGGGCCGATCACAGGGCACCCCTTCGTAAAACAGGGCCTGACAGATGCCCTCATTGGCGTAGATGCGGCAGTCGGCGCCGCTGCTGTTGCTCATCTCTAAGGTCAGGTATCCCTCCCAGCCAGCTTCACCGGGGGTGAGGTTGACGATGACGCCACAGCGGGCGTAGGTGCTTTTGCCGATGAATTGCGCGGTGACGTTGGGCGGAAGTTTGAGGCGCTCGATCACTACCCCTAGAGCATAAGTGTGAGCGGGGAGGATGAAATAGGATCCGTCTCGATCGTGGTGCAGCTCTGCCGGAACCAGGCAGCGATCATCGAACCGTTTGGGGTTGACAATCAGGCCAGGGACGTGGCAAAAGATCCTAAATTCATTAGGCGAAAGGGTGAGGTCATACCCGTAGGAGCTGGTGCCGTAGCTGATTGCTGGGCGCTGGAAGGTGCTGTAGCGATTGGTTTCGGGCACATCCAGTTCTTGCTCCGCAACTGAGCGCACCTTCCCCGGCTTAAATGGGCTGATCATGCCCGCCCTCATGGCAAGGGCCCTGATCCGCCAGTCAGGGATGGGGCCGGCGGGGGCAAGGCTGTGCGTGGTCATGGCCGGCGAAGGTAGAGGGGCTTGCGGTTGCGGTTGATGCGGCCACGGGCAGCAGCCAGGCGCTGGCGCGGGGTGGCCTCGGCGCTGCCTTGGAGCTGCAGGAGCTGCTGGAACGCCTTGGCGGCCAGGGCTGTGGGGATCGTGAGCGGAAGCCGGGGGCTCCATTCACCGCCCACCAAGGAGGCGTCAGCTTCCACGGCCACCACGGGCGTGCCGTCGGGCTCGGCCTGCAGCAACCGAAATCGAGCGCGCAGAGGATCGACCCACAGGAACACTCCCCATCGGCTGCTGGAGGGCTGGCGCAGGGGCGGGTCAGTGATGATCAGATCAGGGCCGTTGCGGGCGATGGTGGCGGTCATAGAGCTTCGGGGTCGTGGGGGCTGTGGCAATC